CACTTCCAAGCGCAGGTAAGATGTACATATCTTGTGCGGTCTTAATCTCAGGCAATACAAGTTTTTCGTCTACGTTAGCGTGTAAGCCAGACCTATCTTTAATATTCTGTACGCTTATGAATAATGTGTTTAAGCTCATCTTTATTTTCTTTTAACTATGTTTGATACCCACCTGTGACGGCAACTTTCTGAAATTCTGCCATTGTCATTCCACCAACCGCCACGTCTATCCCATACAGAATAGCCAAGCCTTGCACTCATTTGCTCAATATCGCTACGAGTATAAAACTTATTAGCTTCTAATAAATATTTGCAAAAAGGTCTGCTTGTTGTAATTAAAGGGTTGTTTTCTGGTTCTCCGCCTCTATCTAATTTTGGTATCCACTCGTATGTATAACGAATTAATATTTGCGAAGTTTGAGGCTTTATAGCTTCTACAATTTTCCCAATAGGAGCAGTAAGTTCCCTTTCGATAATAATATTACTATCAATCCCTTTACCTTGCTTTACTTCGTTTGTCTTAATAAACCCCTTATCTATTAATAGATCAATAACACGCTTTACCGCACCAATATCTTCTTTTAAAGTGTCAGCTATTACCTCTGGAGTAATACGTTTATCCTTAACAATTAAGTCCAATATGTTAGATTGTAACTGCGATACATCTGCAAACATTTCAAAGTCAGCATCGTCGCTAAATCTTGCTTTGCTTTTATATACTTCGTAAGCACTTCTATCTTCTCCGAACTCAAAGAAAACCTGAAAGTCAGCTTCGTTAAATTCTAATTCCTCAGCACCTAACCAAGTCGATACTTCGTCATCACTTAAAGCATATCCGCCCTTTAACATTGAACTTGCTTGTTCTCTTGTTATTTTTCCCTTATTAAAATCACGAATAATACGCTGCATATTTTGCCATTCACGACCTTTTAATCCTTTAATATGCTCGTTCACACTTAAAGGACTTGCTGCCATTGGTTGCTCAGTTTCGGTAGGCAACCCGTATTTAGTAGGGTCAATACCTAACTTCTCTAATATCCATTCTTTTGGTGCAACTTCTTTAATTACGCTTTCGCTAAAGTCAATACCGATTGGGTCTACGGGTTGAAGCTTTAATTCCTCGGTAACTCCTGCATATTGTCCTAACATATTAAATACGCCTTCAATTTGCATTTGCTTATAGCGTACATAAGTATTGTTAAAGATTTCGTAGCTATCTCTTAATTGTTGTCGGTTCCCTAATTGTCCAGGAGTAGCAATACCGAACAAGTCAGGACTTGTAATTTGGTGTCCGCTAAATATGTTAGTTTGAATTAACTCGTCTACACGCCCGAAGTCCTCTTTAGTTAAATCACTCGCACCCAAATCGTCTACAATAGGCTTACGGGTTAAATCGTTTACAAAAGCAAGTAAATACTTCTTGCCGTCTGCACCCGTATACATATTATCGAACTGCTTACTAACAAGACGTTTTTCCTCAGGACTTGGCTCTCCGTTTGGTAAAGTAATAAGTTTACTTGCACTAAAGCCTGTTTGAGCATTACCTAAAACGTGCTTACTAACTTCTACATCACTTTCGATATAATTCAAAGCACCGAAATAACCAGGAAGGCTATAAACATTCATTCCTGGGCGATATTCCTTAACGTAAAGTATTTGCACACCTTGTGGGTTAGCAGGGTTAAACGCATTATATATCTCAGCTTTTTCTTGGTTGCGTGTAGCCTTCCAATCTTCTTTGTACCAGAATTGAGTATTGTCTTTGTTGGTTCTAATCTTTGTATAATCACAATGCCATAACTCAGCTACCTGACCGCCCATAACACTCCAAATAACTTGGATATAAGCACCGCCAAATAGCTCTAAATCTAAAGCAACCTTTTTAGTTAGGTCGTTAAGGGTTTCGTCTCTATTAACCTTCTTAACCATATCTTGCTCGCCTGCCCAACCATTGCCGACAATGTAATTTACCTTGCCACGAATGATAGCGTTGTGCTTTGCAGATTTGTTAAATAGGTCTAATAGGTATTGCGGATAGTCATTGTTTTGACCATACTGCATATACCCTTCGCCTTTTTTCTCTTTATATTCAGGCTGCTTTGCTTCCGCAAATGTCAATACTTTTATTTCCATTATTGTCTAATTGTGAATGTGCTTGTTGTTTCGTATTCCGTAAATGATATAGTAGTTCCCGATAACTCCATAATGCCACTTTCAAGCAGGTTTAAGCCTGTCGGGTTTGTGTTGGTAGTACTTGCTTGCTCGTAAATCGTGTAGGTATATTGCCCGTTTAAAGCGGTATTAAAGTAGCTATTAACTACAATGCTAAACTCGTTGTAACGTTCCTTGTAAGGACTTATGTCCGTGTTGTTTAGCTTTACGAATTTGATGTCCGTATTTGTTGATCTATTCTCGAAAATAAATAGATAGTTAGGACTTGTAAGCGTTTGCTTCTCAGTCAAGGTAAGTATTATGTTTTGGGTTTGCCCCTTAGTTAATCTTATCACAACTATAAATATAAACTATCACGATTGTTTGCAAAATAAAAAACCCCCGCCTAATTAAAGACGAGGGCATCTATATACAAAACCAAAACAACCTAAGAACCTGCGGTGGTTAATTGACCTGCCACAGTTGAGTTTACTTCTGGAGCAAGGGCTGGCTCTGCACCTGTAAAGGTAAGAGTGTAACCGCTTCTATCTCCGTCAGCCGTACCTGTACCTGCACTACCGCCTGTAAGGTCTAAGCCTCTTGTTTTTCCTAAGTACCAGTATTTGCCATTGTTATCTTTGGCAACTGCTACTAAAGTGTTTTGAGCCAACAACAAGATTTCGTTTCTTGTGTTCGCTTGTAATTTGTTTAATACTATGGTTAATTCCGGAGCATAAAAGATAGTTCCGTTTTGTACGTTTGCATTAACATTCTCAACTAATTGAGAAGTGCCTTTTACAAGTTCGTACTTAAAGAACTTCTTACCAGATGCTTTTACTAAAGCAGTGATTACACCACTCGCTTCTGTTGTAGAAGTAACATCTGCTTCTGCTATGAAATAAACCTCAGTAATACCACCTAAACTGTCTTTGCAGTCAAGAGTATAATTTTGAGTTAAAGCGCAAGGCATATTGTTTGAATTAAATTAGTTTGAAAAAAGTGGGTAGGTGTATTTCAACCTACCCTATAAATTATGCAAGAACGAAAGCAGCAACTTCGTCAGGGAACGCAATGTTTACGCCCATCTTGAATTCGCTTACGAAACGTACTTGGTCAGCTTCTTTAGCATAGAAAATTTCAAACTTCTCTTCTTCGTTCAATAAGTCAGTACCTAAGAACAAGTTGCTTAAACGCATAGCGTAAACTTTGTTAGTTCCGTTAAGACCTGCAACTGCTACAACTTTGATTGTAGTACCAGGAAGTACGAACTCGCTATCAGCTTTAACATCAATTTGGTAATTGAAGCTACCGCTATTCTTAAGAGCAATAGTGTAAGTACGGAATAAATCTTGACCACAGAAGATAGTCATATCGTCAGCAGCTACAACTTTAGCAGGGATTGCTCTGTAAACGCCATCAAAGATAGAGATTACGTTTGCAGCAGTGATTGAAGATAGAGGAGCACCTGAAATAAAGGTAGAAGCGTTTGCAGCAACAACACCTGAAGCAGCACCGATTAACTTAACAAGACCATCGAACTTGTTTAAGTTTACGTTCACACTTGAAGTGTCACCTTGCCATAAAGCAGTTTCTAATTGTGCAGCGATAGTTTTAGCTTTCTTATCAGCAAATTCTTGCTCGAAAGGAATGCTATCGTACATAGAACCAGTAGGTAAAGCTTTTTGTAAATACTTAGCTTCAAGGTCTTTAGGACATAAAGCTTCATTCACTTTAATACGTCCAGGGCTAACCGTGCGCTGCGTAAAAGTCGTCGAGCCGCTTGCGTTGAACCCACAAGTGCCACCTGCTTGGAAGATAGCGTCAGTTTCCATAATGTTAATCTTCTCGCTTGACTTTACGCCAACCATAACGTTACCTGCACTCTTAATAAGAGCAGCAGTTTTTGCACCCAATACAGATGAAGTTACAAGTAGAGCTTCGTTTTCTTTTGTATAGTTTGCTAATGCAGATACATCAAATCCCATTTTATTTTATTTTTATTTGTTTAATAAAGCGTTTCTAAATTTCGCAATTCTCTCGTACTTCATATCTTTTG